CCCGCCCGAATGCTCTTGCCTACCCATGCGTTCGGGGAATACGGATCAAGAGTGACCGTCGCACGTCCCTTTTTCGTATTTTCGTCCAACCATGCCCGTTCCACGCGCCCAATGGGTGCTTTATGGTCATGTGCCCACAGTAACGGGGCTCCACGCTGCATAAGACTTAAATCCAAGGCATCTCGGTTGTGTGAAAGTATTTCGGTATAGACTTGACCAGTGCGCCGGTCCTGTTGCGGGGCAGGCATTTCACTTGAAAACGATAAATCAATGGAATATGTCTCCGTGCCATCCGGTAATTGGTGCGTTTGTACATCACTTGCCCGCACTTCTACATCAAATGACCGCACAAAGTATTCATTGCCATGTTTATCACGTTTAATTTGTTCATTACTCATTCGGGTTGCTCCGTTGGTGCCGAATCGCCATCAACATCAACATCAGTATTATTAGTTTCGTCATCACCACTTGCATTAGCTTCGGTATCGGCTGCGTCCGGGTTAGGCAAAGGCGATTGCTCCGGAGTGACCAAAGGTGCCGCATAGTGCCCCGGTCCAATGACCACACCCAATTCCTTGGCGTATTTCTGCTCCTCTGCGTGCTGCTCTAACTCCACTTTCCAATCTTTGCCTTGGGCTTCACACATATCTTTCAGCGTGGTAGCACCCATGGCGTAATTCAATTCGTTCGCAGCGGCATTCTTATACGGGTCAACAGCAATGAAGACCGGTCCACGCCATTGCACATCGTAGTATTGCTCGATTTCCGCCACATCCACTGGAATCCGCCCAGTTGACGCAGCCCACAACAACCATCGTTCATAGATTGGCTGCATGAAATTCCGAGCAAACCACGCCTGCTTGTTCTCCCAATACAATTTTTCTTTAATTGAACCGTATTGCGCAGCGGCATAGTTGGTTTTGCTCATGTCGGATGTGAGTGTGTCGGCATTAATGTTCAACCCGGTTGCCACCAATGACACGAGCATATCTACATATTGCCGGACATTCGCAGCCGGTAAATTCACTGGCGTTCCGGTTAATTTCTTTCCGTACGCCAATTCCAAAATGCTTGATTGACCGATGCTGATAGTCTGAATGATGGGATTGGTTGGTGAGCCGTTAGGTGGTGCTTGATTTTGCACCCCCAAGGTGCTTTGCATCGCGCTAAATGCATCCTGTCCGCTCGATTCCATTGTCATTGGTGCACTGGCGCCGAGCAAATACAGGGTTTCATAAGCTGTCATAAACTCGTTAAGCCGTGCCAAAGCAGTCAATGCCGCCGTGACCCATGGTTTTCCACGCGGTTGAAATCCCCCTTCCTCATTCAAATAGACGTGGATCATATCAGCCGCCGAGACCACATCTTTTTGTTGGGGTTCGGATAGCTTGGTTTCATCTGCATAACGGTTCCAAAAATGGTATGCAATCGGGGTATAGCCCTGATATTGCACACCCATCACGAGATTAGACGACGGGTCATTGAACCGGACTTCATCACAATCCGCCGCTTCACGGAAAAACAACTTCATGCCGTCATTGTCATACACGAATTGCACGAAGATTTCACCATCACGCGCAATATTTTGGATGCCTGTTTGCGCCATATCGGTCAAGGATGCGCCATTAAACACCCCGACACTCCGTGACCACTCGGTAAACGCATCCACAATGGCTTGACCGTCCGGAAAGTTGGGCACGAGTTTAAACCCGTTCTTGCCGACCACGAAAATACCAATTAATTCACGATACTTGTTGCACAATGGCTCAATATCAAACAATCGCCGGGACGCATTACGAGTTTCGGTCAGTGTGCGTTTGATTTGTTTGTTGGGGCTTGTAGCCGGACCATACCAGAGATTTTGTAACCGACCGATAGCACCACCGAGCGTTGTCAGGGTGTTCGTATACCCGGTTGCACTCACCGCATTCATGTAAGCCGCCTGCGCGAGCAAATCCGCATAGCTGTCACGTTGATGCACAGTCGGCAGGTCGGTCTTTTTATCTCGCTTCCAGAAATTCCAAAATGCCATTCACATTCTCAATTAAAAAAGACGCCATACGTTGAAGTTGATGGGTTTGATTGACGCAGCCACACGACCATTGCGCAACGCATCCAATTCCCGGAGATAATACGCGCGCAAATCTCGCAATTCGGGTAGCGTGTAATTCGTTGCAGACCGGCCAGCTATGTTGAAGCTTTGCACCGGTAAGGTTGGATCACTCGTAAGGCTCTCCAATGCGGCTTCAATTTGATTGACCATCGTTTCGGCATGGAGAATTTTCGTAGACAGCCCATCCAAGTTGTCTTTGACCTCCAAATAGCCTCGGTCCAATGTGGTCGTGCCATTTAGATAGACTTTGACAGACCAAAAATAGGTTCCGGGTGATAGCGTCGATTGCGTGTCATTAATCGTGAACAAATACGAGTCACCCACAGCAGTAGCAGGGATTTTGCGCCCACCACCATTACCATCCATGTAGAATGTGGCTGTATAACCCTGTGAAGCTGGATAATCACCGTACGTCAACTGAAATTGGTGAGTATCGCCCGAAATTATGAAATAAGGTACATGGGTAACGAGTTGGGTCATTCAATCATCTCGGCTATTGGTTATCAACTGCTCATAAATAGTCGTCAGGTGATGATTTAATATCTTGGCGTGCGGCTCATGGGGATAATGCGGTGCGGAATACCCCGTTGAAGTGGCGGATTGACCGGTTGCGGTGGTGGTATTGGTGCTTGAATAGCGGCAGGAGTTGCATTAATCGGAGCATTGGGAACGGCTTGACTCCCCGTCACCGGCCCCACTCCGACCAATGCCAATTCCAATTCTGCCCATTTATCCACCTGCATTTGCCCACCGATACCAAATAATTCCGTCAACGCGAGCACATACACGAACAAATCCAAGTTTTCATTGCGTCGATTGCCAATCTTCACCCATTCAAAAACCTTTTTCCCACCTCGGACGGTCTCTTTGCGTTCTTCTGCGGTGAATTGTGCGATTTCATCCGGGTCTAACCATTGGGGAAGGGAAACGTACCCCGGACCATCACCCACTTTGAATTTCTCATAAATGATTTCCTTGGCTGCGTGCGTATCAATCAGCCACGGCGTGTAATTCCCAAGCTTCGATTGTGCCGGTTGGTCTAATAGTCGTCCCTTGCCCGCTGTGGACCGACCTTTGATGCCAATGACCGGTCGTGCGAGTGTTGCCGACTTGACCACCCATTCTTCCGTCTTTCGCTTGTGGAGTGCGTAGCCTGCGTCAACGGCAATCGCAGCCACATAGAGCGGTTTATTAGGATTGCGGGTCTTAAATGGGCGATTAAGAGCCGCTGTGAGTGTATCCCATGTGCTGTCTAACGTCGGGTCAGTGCGGATATAGTCACATTCCACGAGTGCAAACCGAGCATCTTTGCACCACGCCCATACATGATATTTCAGCCAATTCTTTTGTACGTCCACCGATGCCAATAAGCGGCCCGTATCGGCAGGTATTTCCGCTACACCATTCGGGTCATATGTGCGGAGATGGGTAGCTAATTCATAATCTTTTAATGTTTCACCCTTATCCGCATACACTTCCGCCAAGACCGTCGTGACAAACTTCTTCAACGGTTCACGATTGCCTTTCTCTTGGGCTTTCTTTGCTTCAATAAACTCCGCTGCCAGCTTTTCCCAATTCGCACCGGGCATTGTCGAGTTGAGCCCGGACATGGTGAACCCGGCAATCGGATGACCCGGGTTTCGCGCTACCCATCTGCCCCGTTGTTGAATGACATGATTATCCGCCCACGTCATCACACAACCATTCGCCTTACACCAATATTCGGCGGTCTCGGGTCGGTGCTCGCCATTCGCATCCTTGGCCCAATGCAATCCCCATGGGTCTTCCGGGTCACCTTTTAGTAATTCCTGATATTCGCCACAATGGATACACGGCACTTCCCACCGGTATTGGCAGCTATTGAGAAACGCGGGATAAATTTGGGTGCGAGAGGAAACACCGGGACTGCTGACCATCACGGTTTTATAATCCCAATGCGCCACCTGTCGTTGCTTGACCGTCTCTACCGGGCTTCCTGCATTGTTAACGGATAGCTCATACCGGTCCACTTCATCCAACAACAGGACTTTCACACTGCGGCTGGATAAGTCTGTCTCCGATTTCGAACCCACCAAATTCAACACAGCACCCGAAAACAATTCCCAATGCAGTCGGTTCTTGTTGCGGGGATTAACCAACTCGTGTAATACGTCGGAATATTCGAATAATGGGGCAATGCGTTCTTGGGAAAATGCCCGGGCTGCGTCTAATTTCGGCTGGACTAACAAGATTTCTGCCGGATTGAGATGGCAGTAATAGCCGATGACGTTTAGTAAAATCTCGGTTTTGCCCACCTGTGACGGCATCATCAACACAATTTCACGGATAGTCGGGTCACTCACGGCATCCATGATCCCTTTGAGCCATGGGGTGGTTGATGTTTTCCACCGTCCCGCTATGGCATTTCGTGGTGGGAGAACGCGAAACGTGTCAGCCCACTCCGAAAGGGAAATCCGGGGGCTGCGTCGAAGGGTTTTTAATTCTATATCTCGTAAGGCACGGTCAAGGTTATGAAGTGCTTTCGGGTCTGCTGTAATTGCCATTTACTCTCTGGTGATACTCCATCCGCTTGCGTTCATTCGCACACGTTCGGCAATACCGTCTATTCAATTTGTCAAATAAAACATTATTACCCGTATATTCGTGTCCATGTGGGCAGTGCGTTTTAGCTCGCTGGTATGCTGCGGCACCAACTCCACGGACTGCGTTTCTCCGGGTATTTTCGTTAGGGGTGACAGGCTCCATATGGGCAGGATTAACACAGGCTTTGTTCTGGCATACTACATGGTCAAGGTCTAACCCATCTGCTATTGGCCCGTGCGCATCTTCATACGCTATTCGATGTGCGCAATTGACGCTTTGTTTGTTGAGCCGGAATGCACCATATCCGCCACCGTAAAAGCCTGCTGTCCAAATCCAACAACTGTCTGTCTTATTTACTTTTGTCCAAAATCTTGCTGGTAGTGTCATTCGTTATTCCCTCTAAAACAGTATCAATTTCCGAAATCATCTCGTCAAACATGGTGGAGATGGCTTCTTGGGTCTCCGGTAGCGTCTTTTTGCCATGGATTTTCAATGTGTGCTTTCCTTCATTTGCTTTGACCACGTTTCGGATCGCGCCCACATGCTTCACATAACCAGCCGCCGCATCTTGGACCGTAATCAATTCGCCCATCATCGTCGCTAACTCATATTCGGCTTTCTTCGCGTCTGCCCATGCCTTGGCCAACTTTGCTTCCTTCATATCCTCGGGGGTGGCTTTCGCAATGGCGTCCTGTTCGGCTTTCTTGATGCGCCAACTGAAACATTGTGAGACCGGGTAGCCCTTTTCGTCATCATACGGCATACCCAAATCCCGCCATTTATTCACCGTTGCCAAATTGCAGCCGAAGTATTTAGCAATGGTCACCCGGTCCACCCATGTTTCTTCTGTCTCCGGTGCTCCTTTTAATTTGCGTCCTGCCATTACTGCTGCCCCTGCTTGTTGAGTAGGTGCTTTATCTCCCCAATCGCAATAATCAAATCAAGCTTCATCCTGTTGTATCTGTCCTGCATCTGGTTACCGAGTGTGGTAGTAGTTCCATCGGCAAGGGTTACGGGTGTGGCATTGGGTGCTAACCGTGCACCTTCCGCCAACCGGTCAATCACCACCATCCGTTTCGTGTATTCGTCAATCAAGCTTTGCCATGTGGTTGCCATAGTTGTTTCCAGTAGAAAATAGTAAGTAGTTATCGCTTATTGTTTTTCAACATTAAAAAGTTGGGTTGTCCCGCAGCGGCGCGGACC